GTACTTGCAGGAGAGCAAAGGCTCCACACCTCCACGGGACTTGCCGCTTCTAAGGTTGCCGTACAGGGACTAGCGCTAGGCGTTATATGGACGGAGGTCCTTTTCAATCTTATTTGCATATACATCCCACCATAGTACCACTATTGTCATTCATTATATGACCGTTGATAGTATCAGAATAAGTTGTTAACTTTAACCTAACTATATCACACAAATCAGAGCAAGTTATACCAGGATTTTTTATCAAAGCTAATCCCTCCATCATTGCTTTTGTTAGAGGAACGAGATGATACATTCCGTCGTTTAGAATAATTAATTCCATCTGCAAACTCCTTTACATATCTATACCAAAGTTCCTTATATTGTGGATCTTTAGTTCTATTCCACATTATAGCGGCTCTATCAATCTTGTCTTGATTCATTGCTCCGTGTTCCGTGGGCAATTATCTTTTTTAATCCTGGAGTATTTAACTCTAACTTAGCGTATCTTTCCCACGCTTGTTTCATTAAGTTTAACTCTAGCACTAAAGTAGACCATTGTTTAGATGATATATTTTTGCTTGTTATTGTTATTTTTTTTTCTTTCATACTTTATATATAGGATATCAAAGGATATTTGTCAACCCTTATCTTCCTTGGCCGCGGTATTTTTTATACATACGTCGCTTACTTTTGTTCATTTTGCACAAGCTAGGGTTGCGTCCAATCGACGTTTTGTGAAATACAGGCTCATGAGCCACTTTCGCATACAATCCTCTAGCTTTTTTAGCCATCTATCCAGTCTTTTACAAAGGGTTTAGTGCCATCAGGTGGATGAAACACAGGTAAATAACTTATCTTACCATTTATGTGTTGTTCTAAATCTGCACCACAGTTCATACATCGATAGAATTCTCGCGTAATACCTACTAACATCGTGTACTCATGACACGTAGGACATTTGCCATTAACTATTTCTGCCTGAAATTTTAGAGAGTTTTTTTCTGTCATAAGCTTTCTTATTCTTTATCATTTTTTGTTTAAAATGTCTCAATTGTTTTGCCACAGGATTCCTGCGTTTATTAGACTTTTGCATTATTCTAATATTAAGGAAAGAATTTTTTTCTCTCCCATGTATAGCTCTATGTTGGCCTTAGATTTTATGCATTTGTAGACTACTCTATCATTACTGCTTTTGTCCTTCATAGCATAACGCTTGGCCTTAAGACAATTTTGTAAGTTGTCGTGATAACGATGCTCTATAATTTTATGATCCTGTAAAAGTAAAAGAGCAAATACAACTTCAATCATTAGTGTCCACTCCCATTTCTAATTAATTTTTCTACATCTTCTGTAAGTTTTTTTGTTCTATCTTTTAAAAATTCTATGTTAACTGCATTGTTTCTCATACTCTTTACTTCTTTATCTACCTCATCTAAAACACCTGCTAAGTGTTCCACCAACATAAAAAGTTCGGCCTCCCCGGAAGACTGACCAAGTTCTCCACGCGGGTATTTAATTCTAAACTCTGAGTTTTGTTCTAAATCTTTTGTCATCAACTCTATTTTTGTGCTGTGCTGATTAAGCTTCTCGTGAATACCAAAATAAGCCCAGGTGCCGACTGCGATCATTGCGATCAAACTGGCAACCGTTTTCATAGGCATTTGCACAGATGCCGATTCAGATATGGTTAAAGGTTTTTTACTCATTTGTTTTTGGTTTTGGCTTTGGTAGTATATACCCTTCTGCTGGTACTTTCAACGTGCTGTTATTATTGTCTAACGTCTTAGAATCAGGATTTTCTTTGATATAATCTTCTTTTAATTCATCCCAAAGGCTACCTGTAGGCATGTTTTCTGTTTCATCTACTTGTGGTATTACACCCCTACACTTTGACACCAATAATGCAAAGTTTTCATTTTGTGCAAGGCTTGGGTTTCTATTTACTTTGTTGCACATTTTCATAAGTTCTAATTGTTGTTTTATAGCTGCATTTTCTTTTGACGTCTTACAATCTGTGCCTAAATACTTTCTAAATGTTAATCTTAGTTCTTGAGAGTTACTTTCGTTCCAACTACGATCATAATTATCATACTCGTAATCACGATTAGATACAGACACATCTACTTCACCGCATCTAGTATTACCGTCGTTTAGATATTCGTTTCTAGCATGTGCTGGAGGTGCACAAAAAGCTAAAGCTGTAAGCATGAGTATTAGAATTCCTGTAAAATAATAATTCATCCTGGCACTCTCCATAGTTCATCCTAATAATTTATTTCTCTGTTTAAATCTTTAATGTCGTATTCCATCTGTCTAACTTTATCAGCTAAAACTTCATATAAATTTTCTGCCATTTCCCATGTACCTTCAGCTCTTTCTAATTTTGCAATTACAGTATTTACACCATCTGTTAATACTTTCATGTCTCTTTGTATGTTTACTAAATCTACTGTTTGAATTTTTTCTATTTCTGCTTTGTTAGCATTGATTGTGTCTGTTAAGTTAACAACATATTTAACACCAGTAAATGTTCCGACTAGCACTGAAGCTACCACCGGTACCATAACTATATTCTTTTTTAATAAGTCAGCTAAATTCATTTTTTCTTTTCCTCAATTTCGTAAAAGAATTTATCAGTGTCTTCTGTCTTCCATTGACCTGCATCTTCTACATTCCATTCATTCGTTTGCACTTTCCAATCAGGAGTTTCATCTTTCACAGTAAACGACGGGATGTTCCAGATTAATCTATTGTTAGGTTGTGCTGCATAATTACCATCATTTAATGCTAATATATGAGCGCACTTGTGTTCGTGCGGGACTTCCGAATGATCGGTGTCGACTATATTACTCTCTGGATGTGCAAAGTCAACTGTAAATAAATACTTACCGTGATGGATTTTTTTATCTTTACCAAAATATTTTCCAGATTGTCCTTCTAGAATATCATAACAAGTAACAGCAGGATAATAACTAAAACTATTCCATAGCTCCAACTCGTCAAGTCTACGCCTAGGTACCTCGGTCGGCTTAAAACCTCTTTGTATGAAGGCAGAAATCGGGAGACGGTAAAATACAGCGCCGTTTTCCATAAGTGCATGCCATAAGATAGCACGACCTGTAATACAGCTAATGCCGAAGATAATACAGTCTTCAACTTCTCCGTGATGTTTTTTGAGATCATATAAATACTCCCTTTTTATTTGCGCGTATTGTACAGGAATATTTGCATTTAAGTAAGCCATAATTTATCATTTTATTGAACCCCAATTAGGGCCAGATTCGTAGTCTACTTTGTTTGGTACTTCTAAGTCAACAGCAGATTCCATAATTTGTTTTATTTTATCTGCGTTGTCTGTAACTGATATATCAAGTTCATCATGTATTTGTATATGCGGTATGATACCTTCTTTGTGTAAATCAATCATAGCTTTTTTTGTCATGTCAGCTGCTGATCCTTGTATTAATTTGTTTAATGCTTTGTAAGTGTATGCACGTTTAATCCCTGGTCCGTGTTCCATGAGCGCTTGATCGTGAGGCAATGCTTTATGTATACCAAACTGATTAGGTTCCCATAGGTGGAAGCGGCATAGTCGTCCTAACAATGTACGGATTCGACCTGAGTCTTGAGCTCTATACATTACATTGTCCATAAGTTTTTTAACAAATGGTACTTTGTTATGATACTGTCTAAATAAATCATCAGCTTTATCTTTAGATATACCTAGTTCTGCTTGTAATTTATTTTTACCCATACCATAGAACAGACCAAGGTTTATAGTCTTGGCCTGTGATCTAGGTATCTCCGCCATGTCTGCTACGATAGTGTGGAAATCGGCATCGCCTTTATTATAGGCTTCCAACACTTCGTCCACTCCATAGAGATTCTGTAAAGCAGCATAATGCACTACCAGCCTAGGCTCCTGCTGAGAATAGTCAAAACAACCCCATCTATGGCCCTCCTCGGGCACAAATAAGGACCTAATCCGTGGTCCAAGGTCTTTGTTTCTAGCTGGTATTTGCTGTAAATTTGGATTCGAGTAACTAAACCTACCAGTCACTGTTCCACCATTATCTGATCTAAGTTGATTTATTTCAGAATGAATTCTACCTTTATGATTATGTTTTAATATGGTATCTATGAATGTGGTATGGGCTTTGTTTATTTCACGGGCCTGGGCAATTCGTTTCACTAGCGGGTGGGGGTGATTCTGAAGAAAGTTTTTTGTAAATGATGGAGAATTTGTTTTTTCGGTTC